CAATAGACGCTCAGTCTTTGACTACGCTTCCACCAATCGAGCATCCACTTGGAAGATCCCCAAGTCGGTTTGGACCGGGTGTAAGATTACCTTATCGTACTCCTGGTGAGGTTCGTTTTGCGGATACTCCACGTGGTTCAACGGTAAACGTAGAACTCCGCAGGTATATCCAAGAACAGGTAAATCGATACTTCGGAAGGAATGGTCCTGGCGTTGATCCGGTTGAGGCGCAGATGAAACAACAGCACATCATCGACAAGGTATTCTCTCACCTTCGCCAAGTCCTTGATCAAATCTTTAGCCTCTATCAACAGTACGGACCCGATGAGGAATTCTTTCGGGTTACGGGAATGCAGGACTTGCAGAAGTTCAGCAAGGGCAACCCCGGTGAACGCTTTGACTTTTCATTGCAATTCGATGCGGCTTCACAAGATCCCGCCCAAATGCTTGATCGTGTAAAAGCGATTGCCGAGCTAGGTGGGATGTTGGACAAGAATGGCACGCTTGACACCGAGAGGTTGCTTCAAATCGCAGTTGGGCAGATCATGCCTGGTGCTGCGGAGAGCATCATGATTCCCAAAGAGACTGCATCACAAAAGGCAGTTGAGGAAGAGCGTCAAACTATTGCGGAGATCTATGCGGGAGTTCCGCCCAACGTCCGTCCGAATGACGCTCACGAAATGAAACTCCAAGTATTTCAACAGTGGTTACAGCAACCCGACGTCACGCAAAAGGTTCAACAAGATCCTGCCTTGCAAGAGCGTATTCAGAATTACCTGCAACAAAGACAGATGCAAGTAACTCAGAAACAGAATGCTCAGATTGGCAGACTCGGAGCCGCACCAACACAGTTTGGGGAAACCCCAAGCGCAGCATAGGAAACATCATGCCCTACGGTAAAGGTACATACGGATCAAAGGTTGGAAGACCTTCCAAGAAAGCAAAAGCAATGGCACGGAAGAAGATGCCAGTGAAAAAGAAAAAGATGCTGAAGAGACGGTGAGTGTTGAGTACCGTGGCGAAAGGTTCAGTGGGTATAATAAACCAAAGCGTACCCCAAAGCATCCCAAGAAATCCCATGTCGTTCTGATCAAGGACAACGGCAAGGACCGTATGATTCGATTTGGCCAACAGGGTGCATCCACTGCGGGTAAACCCAAAGCGGGTGAAGGGCAGACGATGAAGAAGAAACGAGCATCCTTCAAAGCTCGGCATTCCAAGAATATCGCTAAAGGTAAAACCTCGGCTGCCTACTGGGCCAACAAGGTAAAGTGGTAATATGCCCAAGGACGCTTGCTATAAGAAGGTCAAGAGACGGGTAAAGGTATTCCCTTCCGCCCGTGCTTCCCAACAGATTGCGAAGTGTCGCAAGTCCAAAGGCCAAGTAAAGAAGTCGGCCAAGGGTGCATCCTTAAGGCGTTGGAAGTCCGAGAAGTGGAAAGACACGAAGTCCGGCAAACCCTGCGGTCAGGGTGGTAAGAATGAATATTGCAGACCCACTAAACGAGTTTCATCCAAGACCCCGAAGACAAAATCCGAAATGAGTAAAAGCCAACTGGCAAAGAAAAAGCGGGAGAAGTCAAAGGTGGGGATGGGTAGAAGAGTCAAACCCGTAAGGAGAAAATAACATGCCCCGTAAGAAAAAAACCTACCACGAAATTGACCCCGAAGAAGCGATCCAAGCATTAACCTTCTTAAAGGGTGAACCAAACTTTTTAAAGTACATCGAGATGCGCGAATCCATGCGTGAGGATGTAATCCGTCAACTCCAGGTAAAAGAGGTAGTCGAGTGTACAAATCGCCACTACATGTTGTGCGGTAAACTCGAAGCAATAGACGAGGAACTTGATACCTTTTACCGACTGTAACCTTTCAGTGCGAACATATGGGGATGTGTATGCGCCCCCTGCGAGTCCCGCCAACTTGCAGGGGGTTTTTTGTTTTGAATTGTCCTGTAAGGTAATGTGCCTTACAATTTGTAACAGCGAAAAAAGCGCTAGTAAACATGACAGTCGAATCAATCGAAGCCGAAGTCGCTACCTCTGAACCTGCTGAGAGTAGTGTAACGCCCGAAGAGGGGAATCTTACGATGGCCGAGTATGCGAGCAACTTGCTCAAAGCTCAGTCCGCGGAGGAGCAACCCGAATCACCCGAAGAGGAAACAGAACCTTCTGATCTAGCTGAAGAGTCTGAAGAACCGGAGGAGACAGAGTCTACTGAGGAACCGGAAGAATCGGATCAAACCGAAGCTGCCGAACCCAATACCGTTCTTTCTAAGTTTAATATAGACCTGGACTCATTGTCCGAAGAAGAAACCAAGGAACTCGCAAAGTCGCTTTCCCTGAGTGCAGTCAAACGCTTTGGCGATCTGACCGCACAAAAGAAAGCACTGGCACTGGAGAATGCCGAGCTACAAGCGCAAGCCCAAGCAAAGCCCGAACCTGTCAACGAGAGTCCTTCGTTCCTAAAGGACAATGCACTGCACAACGTTAACGATGTCCAAGCACTCAACAAAGAAGTCGAGAACCTGACCACGCTCATCGAATGGGCCGAAGAAGGGTTGGAGAACGAAGTTGAGTACGACGATGCCGGAAACGAGTACGTAGCCAAGGATGGGGAGAAAACCTACACCAAGGCCGACCTTCGTAGGATCAGAGCAAACGCTCGTAAGGTTTTACGAAAGGATGCACCCGCGAGACAGAAATGGATCGAGGAGCGTACGCAAAGTGATCAACACGCAATCCAAACATTCGACTTCCTAAGTGATGGAGAATCGGAGGACTACAAGTTGTTCATGCAGGTGAAGAGTAATCCACTCTATCAACCACTAGTCGAGCATTTGCCCAACGGCAACTTTGCAGTCGGACTAATGATTGAGGGAATGAAAGCACTCCAAGCACGCCAGGTCAATACGAGCAAACCGAAACCGAAGCCCAAGGCTCCCGTTGCTTCAGTCGAAGCAGGAAGCGCCAAGCCGAGGACGGAGAACTCGCAACGAAAGAAAGCATTGGAATCGGCCAAGGCAAAATTTGATAAGTCCGGGGACATGGGAGACTACCAACACTATCTTAAACTCAAGCGGTCAACCGCATAATTTAAAAATTCAAGGAGGATACATTAGATGGCATCAAGTACATCATATAACACTGCTGGCAATCGTGAGCAGATTTTAGACATTATCACCGTGTTAGAACCGGAGGCTAGTCCCCTGGTCAGCATGATGAAAAAGGGTAACGCAACTAGCACATTCGTCGAATGGCAAGCAGACAAACTCAGCACGCCTGACTTTTCGGGAGTGAATGAAGGCGAGGACGTAAGTTCTTTTAAGAATCAAGCCGAGGATCGCGCTAGACTTGGGAATTATGTTCAGAAGTTTCGCGACACCTTCCAGGTTTCCGACATTCAACAACTCGTTGACACCGCCGGAGTCGCATCCGAATTCGCCAATGCCGAGTCCAAAGCTGTTCGCAACGTTAAGCGTTCAATCGAAAGTGCATTCTGCTCCGCTCAAGACCGTCAGGCCGAAGCCGGAAGTGGCACGCCTTACAAGACTCGCGGATTGCTCAAGTGGCTTGGATCGGGTGGTCAACCCTCCGACATACCTGCCGCTTACCAAAGCGTAGCCAACGACACCACGGGAACCCAAACCGAAGCTACCTTCAACAGCGTTCTTCAAGAACTCTACGAAGCCAACGGAATGCCCGGTGGTCAGCTTACCTTGATTGCCGGACCAAGCCTCAAGCAAGAGATCTCGAACTTCTCTCGTCAGCTTGCCGCAGCCAACGGAACTTACGTTGTCAACCAGGATGCCGATTCTCGCAAGATCACGCTTACCGTGAACCTCTACGAAGGTGACTTTGGTAACGTTGCAATCGTGCCTTCGCTTTTTGTGAATCGCACAAGCGGATCGGACACCATCGACGCTGATGCCGGACTTCTTGTTGATCCCGAATACGTCGGAATGCACTCGCTCAAAGCCGAGTCTGCCACCGAGTTGGAAGATCAAGGCGGAGGTCGCAGAGGTTTCGTAGATGTAATTTGCGGATTGGCCTGCTACTCACCAAAAGCTCACGGATTCTTTAATTAATCCATCTAACACTAAGGAGATTTAGACATGCCAGAACTATCTAACAACGAAGCAGGTCGCGGTTTTACACACATCTACACCGCAACCTACGAAGATCTACAAACGATTGGCAATGGTGGCCAAGCCACTATCGCAACCATACCCGCAGGGGGTGCCGTCGAAATGGCCGGAGTTTACGAGTCCGTAGCTTTTGCCGGAACGACTTCCCTCGTCATTGACGTAGGAACAAGCGGAGGAGATCCCGACGAGTTCATCGACGCTCTCGATGTGGACGCTATGTCTGCACCAGTGTTCAACACTGGAGACGCATTCACAGGTGGCCAATCTCAGCCTGTCGGTGGAACCAACACCGCAACTTCCGTTCTTTTGGAAGTTACTGACGCAGCTATTGCTTCAGCTACCGCAGGTGAAATCGTTATTGGATTACGCATCGTTGACCTCGGTCAATTTGCTTAATTCCAAAGAACATTTGTTGCTGTCCGGGGGGTGGCTCATCCGAGTCACCTCCTTGGACACGACAAGCACAACCCAAACCCTATAACACTATGTCCGAAATCTTTGTACCCAAGTGGAAGAAAGACCAAGGTAATGGTTCGTCGTTCATGAAAAATCTTGAACGGCATTTGCGTTATGAAGTGGACCTCGAAAAATACGAGGCAA